CTCTTCTGCTCACCCTTTAGTTAATGGCGCTACTAACAGCAACATTCCTTCTACCCCTGCTGATTTAAACGAAACTTCTTTAGAAGCGGCTGTTATCCAAATCGCTGCATGGACTGATGAACGTGGCTTATTGATTGCTGCTAAACCTAAAAAGTTGATCGTTCCACCTGCATTGCAATTCGTTGCTACTCGCTTGTTGGAAACTGAACAACGTGTTGGTACAGCTGACAATGACTTGAACGCATTAAAGAGCAATGGCGCTATCCCACAAGGCTACGCGATAAACCATTTTTTGACTGATTCTAATGGTTGGTTCTTAACTACTGATGTGCCTAATGGTATGAAGCATTTTGTCCGTGCTCCTATCACGAATGACATGTCAGGGGACTTTGATACGGGAAATGTTCGCTATAGAAGTCGCGAAAGATACTCGTTCGGTTATTCCGATCCTTTGTCCATGTACGGTTCTACTGGCGCTTAGTCAATAAAATCAAGTACTTAGAGTAAATTAAGGGCTTCTTCGGAGGCCCTTTTTATTGTGTAAAATAAAACTTGTCTTACTCGGACAAACCTGTATACTGTGAATCTCTTATTCTATAGCGGAGATTATCTGTGAAAAATGTAATATACAAAATACGAAATGTTGTAAATAATAAGTTTTATGTTGGTAGCACTGTTAATACAGAAACTAGATTTAAAGCACATAGAAGAAACTTACGGACAGGTAAACACCAAAGCCCACACATGCAAGCGGCTTGGAATAAATATGGTGAAGATTGTTTTAAGTTTGAAATTATAGAGCATGTTGAAAATTCAGAAGACTTACTTAAAACAGAACAAGTTTGGCTTGATGAACATGCTGGAAAACCTTACTGTTATAATTGGGCAACTGATGCGAGCGCACCAATGCGAGGTAAAAAACACACACAAGAAACATTAGTTAAAATTAAAGAAAATAGGGTTGCGCCAAAAGGAGACAACCATTATGGAAAAGGTATTGAAAGAAGCGAAGAAACAAAAGCTAAAATAAGTGCGTCACAACTTGGCGTTAAAAAACCAATAGGTAGAAAAGTATCTGAAGAAGGTTTAGTCAAAATGCGAGCAGCAGTTAAACGTGGTGAAGACTCACATTTTTATGGTCAACGTCCCGCAGTTGCTGATATGACTCAAAAACCAATCAGAGCTATCAAAAGGGATCGTAGCGAAGAGATATATAAAAGCCTGTCGTTTATGCGGGATACGTTAGGAGTGTCGGTACAAACCATTATACGAGCCTGTAACTCAGGTAAACCAATACGTCAAGGTGCATGTGATGGTTGGGTGTTATCGTATGCCAGTGAAGAAGCAAATGCAGCGCCTGTGATACCTGAAGAGTATTTAGAGTACCCAAGAACAAAACAAGAAGCTAAAGAATTGGGCGCAAAGCTATACTTTACAGGTATACCTTGCGATCGTGGACATACCTCTCCACGTAAAGCAAAAGGCACATGCGTGGCATGTATGAAGGAAGATTATAAGAAAGACAAACGACTAAAAATAAACTTGCACGAATAGCCAATACGTAGTATAAGTACCTTCATACCGGGGAACAATTCGGTTTAGTAGACAGTCCCCGCTGACGCATAGAAGACTACTAAACTTATACTTTCTATGAAGGAAACTAATATGTCACGTACTACATTCTCAGGCCCAGTAAAATCAGGTACTATTAAGTACAACCAGTATAAAAACACTGGTACTACTGTTTTAAAACAAATCCAAGCTGTTACTTTCAATACTACTTTAACTTCAACTGTTACTAACTACTTACCTTCTGGTTGCCAGTTACTTAATGTTGTTGTTGATGTCTTAGTTGCTTTTGACTCAGCCACCTCTGCCACATTAACTGTAGGTAAAACTGCTGCTGGTACTGAATACGCTTCTGGTGTTAACGCTAAAACCTTAGCTAGAACTACTCCCACCTTTACTGCTGCACAGCTTCTTGCTATGCAATCAACTACATTAGATGTATCTGCAGCCATTACTGGTGAATCAGCTTGTTCTGCTATTGTTACTACTATTACTTCTGTAGGTCAACCTACTGCAGGTTCTGTTGTCGTAACTTTGATTTACGCACAGCCTGACGATCGTTCAACTACGTTTGACGCATAATAATTAATTAGTCTAGGGGGCCAGAGTTGATCGACCTTGGCCTTAAACGAGAACGCATAAACCCGCCCTTGACTTCATACTAATAGTAAATAGGAGTAATATATGCGCCCTGTTGTATATACGGTAACAGGTGTAGGTGTATCTAATGTGTGCCCACCCAATCAATATGTAACCCCATTTAATGTTGCGTTAAGCGTTCGCGTAGTTGGAACAGTAACCTACACTGTGGAATATACATTTGATGATGTGTTTTCCCCAACCTATGTTGCCACTTCAGGTAACTGGGTAGCTCACCCTAGTTTAACCACACAAACAACCACTAAAGATTCAAACATAGCATACCCTGTCACAGGGGTACGTTTAAATGTTACTGTTGGCCCCGGCACAGCAATTCTTACAATCATTCAAGCTGGTAAGGCGGGTAACTAATGATATCAACTAATATTGATGGATCAGCTGGTGGAACAAATCAGTTGTTTGATTTACTGGCACTTGTATCAAATCCTGATGCATACAAAGTTAAATTAGATCAACTGCAGAAAACTATTGATGAAAATAAAAAATTCATTGCTTTAGTGGGCCCCGCTTCTGATGTACTTGCTTTACGAGATTCACTTGCGGCTAATACTGTAGAGATCAAAGTAACCTTGGCTGACGCTAAAACTAAAGCAGCCATACTTAAAGAAACTGCAGAGTTACAAGCCAAAGAGGTTATGCAAAAAGCTAATGAGGTAGCGAACCAACTAATTATTGAAGCTAAAATACTTAAAGACGCTGCTATTTTGGAAGCCGTTGAAACAACCAATGCTTTAAAAGCAGCGAAGATTATACAAAATTCTGCTGATAAATTAAAACTCTCTGGTGAGAGTAGGCTTTTAGAATTAGATACAGCTATTGCAAACGTAACTAAAGAGCAGCAAGATGCCGTAAAATTAAAAGCATCTATTATAGCCGCGCACCAAGCTTTTATTGCAGGTTTGTAGCCCATGTCTATTGCTCCTCATGCTGGAATAGTAGATTTTGGAGTATTTGTTTCCCCAACACCTACTGATGACGGTGTTCAGGGTGAAGTACCTTATCCCAAAAGTAGTGAAACAGGATATGTTTTATCTACAGGCGGGTGGGTACCTGCATCGGGTGGTGGAGGTTCTGGAACAGTAACATCTGTATCTGGAACAGGTACTGTTTCTGGTTTAACATTGACAGGTACGGTCACAACTTCTGGATCACTGACTCTCGGTGGTACACTATCATTAGGTAGTTTAAATACTTTAGGAACCGCTGCTGGCCTATCTGCCACACTTGCAACTGCGTCAGGTGGAACTAACTCTACAGCAACGCCAACTTCGGGTGGAGCAGCTTATGGGACTGGGACTGCTATTGCTATTACAGCAGCGGGAACAGCCGGACAAGTGTTAACTTCTGCTGGCACAGGAACACCTACTTGGACAACACCTTCCGCAGGTGGTGGAATTACTTGGCAATCTGTACAAACAACAAACTTCAATGCGGCGGCTGGGCTGGCTTATCCAGTTGATACAACAGCTGGCGCTATCACAGCAACCTTACCCGCAGCTCCCACAGCCGGACAACAAATCATGTTCACCGATTATGCGGGGACGTTCAATACGAACAATTTAACCATTGCACTGAACGGTAAGAAGTTTAATGGTGATTTGGGTAACGGTACTACCGTAATCAACACAAAAAGAGAGTCTATATCATTAGTTTATTTGAATAGCACTCAAGGGTGGATTACCTATAATATTTCAGTAACCACGGCAGCTCCTGCGCCAGATATTATTTCGGTAGCCTATTTGCTGGTTGCTGGTGGAGGAGGTGGTTCAGGAGCGCCCGCACTTTGGGGTGTTGGGAGTGGGGGAGGTGCAGGAGGATTACTCACTGGCAATACAATATTACAACTAGGGACTACATATAATGCAACTGTTGGTGGTGGTGGAACTGGAGGTGTAGCAAGTGGAACACAAGGTTCTAATTCTTCAGTCTTGGCACTAACCGTTATTGGTGGGGGGTATGGTGCTAATGGAAAAGGTACTCCTACTGTTGGAGGTTCAGGCGGATCAGGAGGAGGAGCTAGTAGAAGTGGCGCTGCTGGTGGCTCTGGCACTTCTGGTCAAGGTTTTGCAGGTGGGGCATCTGTCTCTGATGCTCCTTATTATGGTCAAGGTGGGGGTGGGGGTGCTGGTGCATCAGGTGGAGACGGCATTGTCACTGCTGGTGGCAATGGTGGAGTAGGTATATTATCATCCATTACAGGAACTGCAACGTATTATGCAGGTGGTGGTGGTGGTGGTACTTTCAACGGTGGACAGTCAGGATTGGGTGGTTTAGGTGGGGGTGGAAACGCTGGAGCTGCCTCAACTTCAACTGCAAATTCAGGAATAGTTGGGGCTACTAGTACTGGCGGAGGCGGCGGCGGCGCTTCTATGGGTGGCAATGTGTTTGAAGCAATTGGTGGCAATGGCGGTTCAGGCGTAGTAATCCTATCAATACCTACACCCCACTACTCAGGAACAACAACAGGTAGTCCAACTGTAACCACATCAGGTTCAAACACCATTATCAAATTCACCACTTCAGGGAGTTACACAGCATGAGTCATTTCGCAAAAGTTTTAGACGGAAAAGTCATACAAGTTATCGTTGCCGAACAAGAGTTCTTCAATACGTTTGTCGATTCGAGTCCAGGCACTTGGATAAAGACTTCTTACAACACAAGAGGCGGTGTTCATTATAACTCAGAAACCAATGAGCCTGATGGTGGTGAAGCATTGCGCGGTAACTACGCGGGTGTCGGTTACACTTACGATTCAGTCAATGATGTATTCTATTCTCCGCAACCTTATCCCTCTTGGACTATACAAGCACCAACTTGGACTTGGACAGCCCCGGTGGCTTATCCCACTGATGGTAAAATGTATTCTTGGGATGAAACTGACAAGAATTGGGTGTCGCTATAACATGTTAAGCTTAGAATTACAATATATTAACTAATATACAACTTAAAAATATTATGGTACATTATGAGTGACAACACAGAAATAACGGTTATACGAGAGTTGGCTACCCACACTGCTGATATTAAACATATACAGACCGACATGGATAAGATGGTTAAAGATATTGAAGAGATAAAAGATGCTCTTAGAGATATTAGCATTACATTATCTGAAGCTAAAGGCGGTTGGAAATTGTTATTGATGGTTGGCGGTCTTGGTGCATCTGTAGCTACAGTAGTTGCTTGGATACTTGATTTTCTAAAACACTAATGACTACTAAAAAGGCTCCAGTTTTATCGGTAGGTAGAGGTGAAAAGTTACCTGTATCTAAGGGTGCAGGTCTAACTGCAAAGGGTAGAGCCAAATATAATGCAGCTACAGGCTCTAACTTAAAAGCTCCACAACCTGAAGGTGGCCCAAGAAAGAAATCATTTTGCGCCAGATTCTCAGGTATGAAGGGCCCTATGAAAGATGAAAGCGGTAAGCCTACACGTAAGGCGGCGGCATTAAAAAGATGGAAATGCGGTGCCAAGTAAAAGCAAGTCTCAAAGAAATCTAATGGCAGCTGCCGCGCATAACCCAGCCTTTGCTAAGAAAGTTGGCATCCCTGCAAAAGTAGCTAAAGAATTTAATCAAGCCGATAAAGGCAAAAAATTTAAACAAGGTGGCGAAATGGCTGTTAAAAAGTTTGACCCAAAGAAATTATTTAAAGGTAAAGAGTCTGTAGGCGAAGAGCTTAAAGAAGCCAAAGCCATTAAGTCTGGTAAGATCACCCCTATGCAATACGCTAAAGGCGAGAAGTCTGAGCCTGTAAAGAAAATGAAAGAGGGTGGTTTAAGTATGAGTGCACGTAAATCTGCTGATGTAGAACGCGCATCTGCTACAGTTAAGAAAACCCCTTCAGAAATGATTGTGGATGATATAACTAAAGGTAAATCACCAACTATCCCTAAAGAATTACAAAAGCCAGACGGTAAAAAGAAAGGTGGCGTAATTAAAAAAATGAAAGCTGGTGGAAGCTGCTATAAAGAAGGCGGGTTTGTAAGAGCTGCTGATGGTTGTGTGACTAAAGGCAGAACAAAAGGCAGATTTGTATGACAAAGCCTTTTAAAAAACCAGTTAAAAAATATGCCGATGGCGAGCTAGTTACCACAGATAAAAAACTTGCCACCAAAAACAAAGGTATGTCTACAACCAGTTCGCGTTCTGAAAAACCTGTATACGGTGGAAGGGAAGGCCCAAGTCAAATTGGCAAAGATGCTAAAGATTTAGCCACTAGGGGTAAAGATTTAACCACTGGTAGTAAAGGTATGTCTACAACCAGTTCGCGTTCTGAAAAACCTGTATATGGTGGAAGAGAAGGCGCAAGTCAAATTGGCAAAGATGCTAAAGATTTAGCCACTAGGGGTAAAGATTTAACCACTGGTAGTAAAGGTATGTCTACAACCAGTTCGCGTTCTGAAAAACCTGTATATGGTGGAAGAGAAGGCGCAAGTCAAATTGGCAAAGATGCTAAAGATTTAGCCACTAGGGGTAAAGATTTAACCACTGGTAGTAAAGGTATGTCTACAACCAGTTCGCGTTCTGTTGGTGCAACTAGACCAGAAACAACTGGCACTACGCGCACTATGAAAGATGTTGCTGGTGAAAGAGTGTCACCTTCTAAATTGTCTGGTTCTGAAAGTAGCACAGGCACAAAAACGTTGGGTCCTAACGCATCAAAAATGGGCGCAAAAGGTGCGGGTTTAGCTGCGCTTTTGTATTCAAAAGAAGCTGGTAAAGACAGTGACTTTAAAGGTACTAATAAACGCCCAGAGGTATTTAGAGATACTGATACTTTTACACCTAGTGCAAGAACACAAGATGTAAGACCCACTATGATAGAAAATAAAGCGCCCTCTGCAATGCAATTATCTAAGATTGGGGCAAAAACCGAACCGACCTTAGCAAAAACCGCAACGCCTACAAATACACGATCCGCACCTACTAGCAAGTATCGCGGCGGTAGAAGTGAGGCTGACATCAATAAGATGATCGCTGAAGCTACTCCTGAAAGAATGAAATCAGCTCAACCTGAAATTGATAGAATGGTCGCGTCCGCAAGGGCTGAAAAACTTAGAGAAGACAACCCCGGTATGAAACGTGGCGGTTCTGTTAAAGCTAAGTCTACTTGTATGAAAACTGGCGGTATGGTTAAGTCAGGTGCTTCTCGTGGCGATGGCTGTGCTCAACGTGGTAAAACTCGTGGTACAATGCGCTAATGCGTCCAAGTAGAGGTATGGGTGATATTAACCCTAAGAAAATCTCTAAGAAGAAAGGGGGGGTTGTAAAAAGCTTCCCTCCTCTTACCAAAAATAGACGGGCTAAGAAATGACCACTACAGGTACAGCATTATTTAATCTTGATCTATCTGAGATAATCGAGGACGCGGGAGATCGGTGTGGATATGAGATGCGGAGCGGCTACGATTTCAAAACTGCACGGAGGTCATTAAATCTTTTATTGATGGAGTGGGCAAATAAAGGTATAAATTTATGGACTGTAGAAGAGGGTTCAATCCCTATGGTTACAGGACAAGCTGTATACAACCTGCCCGTAGATACTGTTGATTTACTAGACCAAGTGATACGTACAGGCACAGGGCAAAATCAATCTGATATAACAATATCAAGAATTTCAGGTTCTACCTATTCGACAATCCCTAATAAGACTGCACTAGGTAAACCTATCCAAGTTTGGATAAACAGACAATCAGGTGCATTAACACCCACAGGCGTAGCCTACCCAACAATTAACGTATGGCCTACTCCCCAAGCTCCGGGCAATCAGTACAGCTTTATATACTGGCGCTTAAGAAGATTGCAAGATGCTGGCGATGGTGTCAATACACAAGACATACCCTTTAGATTTTTACCTGCGCTTATCGCAGGGCTAGCTTACTACCTATCTATGAAACTACCGGGTGTTGATATGAACAGGGCGGTTGCATTAAAAGCTGTGTATGATGAGCAGTTTGATTTGGCGGCCCAAGAAGATCGTGAAAAAGCGCCTGTACGTATGGTGCCTAGAATGTCGTTTAACTAATGAGCTCTAAGTACGCTCGTGGGCGCATAGCCCTGAGTTGTTGCGATAGGTGCGGAATGGAATTTCTGTTAAGAACATTGCGACCACTTACTATAAAGACTAAGATAACCAATATCCTAGTTTGTCCTTCTTGTTGGGAACCCGATCAACCGCAGCTACAGATCGGTATGCAACCGATTTTTGATCCACAGGCCTTACGCAACCCGCGTAGAGATACCAGTTATGTAGCGTCAGGGCTTGATACAAATAATTACCCTGCTGGCGGCTCAAGAATATTTGAATGGAGTTGGGCCCCTGTTGGTGGGGCTTCACAGTTTGACGCAGTTTTAACACCTAATGCCTTAGTTGCAATAGGGCAAGTTAGTTCAGTAACTATAACATAGAGAATAATATGACGAATTTAACCGAAAAGTACCCACAAATTAAACCAGCACCTGCAGCTAACACATCAGGCTACCCACAAAAAGGTATTAAGACTACGGGCGTTAAGACTCGTGGTAACGGCGCCGCTATAAAAGGTGTAACAGCTCGCGGCCCAATGGCGTAATATGAATTATCTTTTGCTTCGTCAAACAATACAAGATTATGCCGAAAATACTGAAAGCATGTTCGTGGCTAACATACCTATGTTTGTTCAGCAAGCTGAAAGTAGGGTATATAACAGTGTTCAAATACCCGTACTGAGAAAAAATGTAACAGGCGGCGTTACAATAAATAACCCGTATCTATCCTGCCCTGATGATTTTTTATCTGTTTACTCTTTAGCAGTCATAGATACTAACACCACGTACAACTATTTAATAGACAAAGATGTTAGCTTTATTAGAG